GATAAAGGTGCGATACCTGCAATTTTATCTGATGCACTTGCAGTCTGTTTTGATCCTCACATCGGTCATGATTACATTGAAGATGCTGAAGCAAGATACGAATCGTATCATCAAATAGAACAACGAATACCATTTGATCTAGAATATTTCAATAAAATTACAAATGGTGGTTTGCCTAACAAAACTCTTAATATTGCGATTGCAGGTACTGGTGTAGGTAAGTCTTTGTTCATGTGTCACATGGCATCCAGTTGTTTGTCTCAAGGGCAGAATGTTTTGTATATCACACTTGAGATGGCAGAAGAAAAGATTGCAGAAAGAATTGATGCAAATTTGATGAACATCACACTTGATGATCTGAAACAATTACCAAAAGATTTGTATGATAGAAAAGTCGCAAGTATAAGTAAAGTGACAGACGGTAAATTGATTGTCAAAGAGTATCCGACTGCCGCCGCTAATACAAATCATTTTCGTAATTTATTGAGTGAATTGAAACTCAAAAGACAATTTGTTCCGCAGATTATTTTTGTTGATTATCTCAACATTTGTTCATCTTCAAGATTGAAGCAAGGAGCGAATGTAAATTCTTACACATTCATAAAATCCATTGCTGAAGAACTGCGTGGCATGGCAGTAGAATATGATGTGCCAATTGTGTCAGCCACGCAGACCACTCGTTCAGGTTTCACGAGTACAGATGTCGGTCTTGAAGATACATCTGAATCGTTTGGTCTTCCTGCAACTGCTGACTTGATGTTCGCTTTGATATCTACTGAAGAACTTGAAGGTCTTGGTCAAATGCTAGTCAAACAACTCAAGAATAGATATAACGATCCAACATCATCAAAAAGGTTTGTCATTGGTATTGATCGTGCTAAAATGAAGTTATATGATCTTGAAGAATCTGCACAAGATGATTTGATAGATCGTATGGCAGAAAATAAAACAAAAAAAGGTAAATTTAATGCTCCATGGAAAGAAGATGATGAACCATCATTTGATAAAGCGACTGGAGGTAAAATGAAATTTAAGAAAGAATTCGAGGAGTTTAATTTCTCATGATAAAAGTATCATCGGTCGACAACGAACCATTTTCCATGACAATTGAATACAAAGGTCACAGTATTATTCTTGTCGGTTTACAAAATGAAAATGGTTATGATGGAGATCTCAAAGTTTTCAAGAATGATGAAGACGTTTCAGATAAGATAGGTGATTATGATATTTCAGGTGAAGGATTGAAAAAAATACTTGACACAATTGACACTTTTTGATAAAATATATCCTGTGAGTGAGAGAATATCTCTCTATTGTTAACCTAATCAAAGAGGTCGTATGCTACGATTCATCCTAATAATTCTTGTCACGTTATTTTTTGGTATTCCATATCTGTATGAGCAAGCAATTGCAAAAGAGACTAAAATTATTGAATTGAATGGTAAAGAGTGGCTTGTAACGATTGAACCAGGTAAAGAACCGATGTTCAAATCTCTTGAAAAACCAAGAGAAAAAGTCACAAAATTACCATTCGTTATTCACGGAGAAGAGAAAGAAGAAGTAGCAATTGAACCAAGTATCAAAGAAGAACCAGAATGGCAACGTAGAACTGTCAAAGAATCAAAAATTGTACAAACTTGTAACGATAGTGTTACAGGTTGTGTTATGACTCCTGAAGGTGATTGTCCTGATTGTAAAACTGAACTCGTAAAAGAAGAAACAGTAGAAGTTGTACAGAAATCAGATTTTACCGTCTTTAAAGAGAGTGTTAAAGCACAAAAATCATTAGACGAAAGAATTAAGAATACTAAAACAAAATGGTATTTAACAACCTATGATTGGATGAGAGATGTTGGTCATCCATCATATATTTGCTGGAAAGTCATGCTCACATGTCAGCATAACGATCCGATTTCTATTCAAGACCTTTATCTTGCCAAATTAAATGCATCAACATGTTCTGATTTTCAACATACATTTAATTTCACCAACCCCATATCATCCTGTCAAAAATCTACAATACTAAATCTTTAATAAACATAAATAGTTTGAAACGAGTTGCGTGGAAAAATGCATAGTTTCAAACAATATTTAAATGAAGAGAAGAACTTACATTTAGAGCATATTGAAGATGAAGTTCTTAATAATGGAGTAGACGGAACACGACAAGCAATAAATTTTCTCAGAGGATTGAGAGATATGCTTGCAGGTTCTACAAAAAGCGGAAAGCAGGTACGCATCACCGTTAAGTGGGATGGTGCGCCTGCTATTTTTGCAGGAATAAATCCTGAAAATAATAAGTTTTTTGTTGGTACAAAAGGAGTTTTCAATAAAGATGCAAAACTCAATTATACTCCAGAAGATATAGATAGAAATCATACTGCTGAAGGGTTAAATAGAAAACTTAAAATTGCTCTAAAATATTTGCCCGAATTGAATATACAAGGTGTCATACAAGGTGACATGATGTATACAGAGGAAGATTTGCAAGATGAAAACATAGATGGTGATGATTATTTGATTTTTAAGCCAAACACAATTGTTTATGCTATACCAAAGAATAGTGACTTGGCTAATCAAATATCAGCATCAAAAATGGGTATCGTTTTTCACACAAGATATACTGGTGACAGTTTGCCAGAGATGGATGCTAATTTTGATGTAGATGTATCAAGTATGACACGCACATCAAATGTTTGGTTTAGAGATGCAGAGTATGAAGATGTTAGTGGTTCGGCATCTATGACTGAAAAAGAAACGGCACAAATAACAGGAATTCTATCGGGTGCTGGAAGATTATTTAGACAATTAAATCCGAATATACTTAAATATATTCAAAATCATAAGGACGTGAATATACAAATTAAAGCATACACAAATACGAAAATACGAGAAGGGCGTCCGATAGAAAACCCTGAGGCACATGCAAGAGGATTGATAGTATATTTAAAACAAAAATTTGAAAAAGAATTGAATAAGTTAAAAACAGAAAAAGCGAGGTTGAGAAAACAACAGGTACAAAGAGAATTTTTGAAGTTTTTTCAAACGAACATAAGACAATTAGCACAAATTTTTGAAATGCAAAATATGCTAATTGCATGTAAGATATTGATATTGAGAAAATTAGAACAAGTTAAAACGATGACAAAAACTTTTATACAAGATGATGATGGTTTTAGAGTGACAAATCCTGAGGGGTTTGTTGCAGTAGATAAGTTAAAATCTGACCAGTATGTGAAACTGGTAGATCGTCTTGAATTTTCAAGACAGAATTTTAATGCCGCCAAAAACTGGTCAAAGGGAGCATAAATGTTAGATCAAGAAAAACAATTGCTTGAAACGCTCAACGGTAAAATGATTGATATCACTTTATCTGAAGGTGTAGATACACGATTGAGAAGATTAGCCACACAAGGTCTTATTGCAAAAGATGAACTTGCGTTATTCACGAAACTCATGAAAGATCTTGATGATGGTAAAACACCTACATTGCCACAACGTATGATGGTAATGAGAATTTTTGATAAACTTTTAAAACTCATCATGGATAATAAAGAAGTGTATCAGAGAGTTTTGCAGACTGTTAAAAAAGGTAAAAAAGTAAAAAAGGAAGCCTTTGAGGCTACTCATACTATCGTTGAACACAACGGTAAAAGATTTTACATTGGTGAAAATAACGAACTTGTGCCTTACGAAGGTTAATAAATATTTACATGCGACTTAAAGATTTACACGAAAAACTAGAAGGAAAAACCGCAGTTTTTACATTTGGTAGAATGAATCCTCCTACTATTGGACATGAAAAACTTCTTAATAAGTTAAAGAATGTTGCTAGTAGAAGTTCTGCCGATTGGTTCGTGTATTTAAGTTCAAGTCAAGATGCTAAAAAGAATCCACTTCCTTTCGAGCGAAAAATTCACTATGCCAAGAAAATGTTTGGTAGAGATGTGAATGCTAGAACCTTTCCAAAAGAGCCCACCGCACTCCACGCCGCTTCATCTCTTTACAGTAAAGGTTACAAAAAATTAATTATGGTCGTAGGGTCAGATAGAGTAAATGATTTCAGCAAACTTCTAAAACAATACAACAATCAAGATAAACCTCACGGATTTTATAATTTCGATTCGATAGATGTTGTTTCAGCAGGTGAGAGAGATCCTGATGCTGAAGGTGTATCAGGCATGTCAGCATCAAAGTTGAGAGCATTTGCAGTTCAAGGGAAATTCGATGAGTTTGCAAAAGGTCTGCCAGGATTGAATGATAAAGATGCAAAATCATTGTTCAACGAAATTCGCAAAGGCCTCAAATTACAGGCACTATCTGAAAAAATTAAAGTGCAAAAAGAAATTATACCAGAAAAGGTTACTATGAAAACAACGACATTCAGAAATATTTTTAAGAGAGAAAAAATAGATGAAGATATAATGGATGTGTTAAAGAAAAAAGCAGAGGTTTCTGGTATTTCTTTGGGTGTTCTTAAATCTATTTACGAAAAGGCAGTAAAGCAATATAAACTTGGTCACGAAATAGGACAGGTAAAAGAGCAATATGCTATGCAGAAAGTGAACACTCATCTTCTTGAAAACAAAAATATAGATGATACAGATGAGCAGTTTAAGGAATGGATGAAAATGGACGAGGCCACTGATGTTGTCGTAAGCACACCAACAGGAAGATATCAGACAAAAACAGACAGTGTAGCCAGAACAAAACAAAAAGAAAAAATGAGATTTAGATCATCTGCTGATAGAAATAGAGTGACGGTAAAACGAGCAACACCAAGAGATAAACGATTTACTGATAGAGAACCTGTACAAGAAATGATGTCTAGACCTCATGTATTTGTAGGTGTAAAAGATACAGATCCTACCTCTAATCTACGCCCTACTGTTAGTTATAAACCAGGTAAGTCGGATGATTTTATATTAATCAAACCTGTAGATACTAATTTTTTCAACGAAAACTTAAAAGAACTTACAAATTCACCTTACGATTTTTTACAAGAATTAGGTCTACATACTAATTTTGGAATATTGATAAGAGATAAGGGCAATGAAAGAAAAATGGTTGATGCTATTGCAAAGAAGAAAAATTTCATTACTTCAGGTTATTATGACAACATAAGTTATGCAGTTGGCACAAATGAAAATAGTTTGAGAAAAGCATTAGAAAATTCTAAAATGTACGAAAGTCTTGATGAAGCAACTGGTAATGAAATTAAAAAGTACATGAAATCAAAATGGAATACTGATGTAAGAGCATCTAAAGTTGGTACTGGTAAGTCTATGAGGGTGATAGGTACGATTCCTAATGATTTTAGAAATCATGTCGCCAAGCAGTTTTACCCCGATGCAAAAATTCTGGATAAGAAAAATATTGATTTTGGAAATATTAGACCTAACTATGTTTCACTTAGAGTTGGTATGTGGGATGAGTTATTGAAAGAAGAAGTTGAACTTACAGAAGCTCCTTCTCCTAATCAAGCTGCAATTGATGCATTTTTGAAAAGAGGTGGTAAGGTCAAAAAGATTGAGCCTGGAACTGGTAGAGAAGGTGAGAGACAGATT